CCCCGTCCTATTCTTGAGTATTAAGACTTCGGTTATTGATAACTTAACTAAATATGGTAGATTTTATAATCTCAAATATATTAAGATATTTACAGCTGGGGTCCTAAGACTTCTTTGGCCTCCAGAATGTAGAAATGTTAATTTCAGGTTTAAGACCTTTTGGTTTATCACTAAAAGCATCTGTACTATAGTAATTATCATCAAATCATACAAACTCGGAGCTAGTCTTAAATAAGGGATTATGAACATCTTTCAAAAAATCTAAGATTTTAAGAGGATTATCAATTTTTTCCTTATTTAAGTCATTGTCCATGAAGTAAAATTCAAGAAGACTGACTAATTCCATTAACTCAGAATGATGAGCCAACAATGTCTCTATAGATAAATCGAGAAAATATTTAGTTTTAAAAAACTTTATTTTATCAACTTTATAACTATTTAAATACATTATCTCATATTTCATAGATCAGAGCCGACTTTTAGTATCAAACGTCATATCAATATCTAAACCTTGACTTAATAGTTTAAGGTTAGGATAAGTATTATTTTTGAAATTAAAAAATATATTACTAAAGGTTGAAAACTGAATGAAACCCAATTTAAAATTCTTAAAAAGGGGATCATTTCAATATCATCTATCAGTAATCGGTTTAGTTAATTCTAAAGATTTCTTAGGACCATCATCATCTAAACTACAGTAACTGTAGAAAGATTGGAGTTGGTCACTAGTAAAATCCATCCGATCCAGAATTGAGATTCTATTCTTGAGTTGATCTATTTTCTTTATTTTCTCAATAAGAAAATCTATCTTATTAATTAAAATATGTTTAATAGAACGCTCATTATTAATAGCATAAAATCTATCTCTTTTATCTAAAAGAGTTAAATCAAAATTTCCAGTTTTTAAATATTTAAAAACAATTTTTGATATGATTTTAGGAGTCATCCAGTTTATATTTCTTCCAAAGAAATTAACTGGCTTATCTTTCGATGTTAATAACCCCAATATATTGCTTAAAGGGATCTTTCCGTTTTGGAATTGCTGAGTTAAGAAACCTACTAAAGGGTAAATACGATCTAGAGTTTTATCTCCAGCTCGCTTATTACCTATTATTAGTAGTTTCCATAAATCTTTACCTCATTTATTATTAACTAAACGAGTAGTAACTGCCAATCTTCCAAAGAAATTATTAGAACTTAATAATTCTTTGAAAGAAAGGGCGGAAACATCACTTCCATTAACGGAAGTTCGTTTTGCAAATTCTAATACAGGTTTAGATTCAGCAATTACAGATTTAGATAAGTTAATGTCAACTCCTAACTCTTTACAGAGCCAAAGATAAACATTAGCAACATCTTTATCAAACAAAACTAAATCATCTCCTAAAACAACATATTGATCATATCAATCTTGGAGAGTGGCCTTTCTCATGCGTACTGCTATAAATTGTATCATCAGATGATGAACAAGATTAAGCATAGCTCATGATGATAAAGCACCCATAGGTTGACCTACACTATATTGTAAAGAACCTTCAGGAATATTATAATTATTTTTTGAAATAATATAAGATCTATTAATTAAAATAGAACCCCATTCAGTTCCAATACCAAATAAGCTATTTAAAATAGCTATTTGAGAAGATATAGGTAACCTATCGGTAGCAGCACTCAAATCAAAACCATAAGAGCAATTATACTTAAGAGATAACTCTTGAGCGTATAAAAACCCTTTATGTTGATTATGAGTACAGTCGTTGGGGATCTTTCTAAATAAAGAAAAAAGCTTCTGATGAAGAGGTTCTAGTAGTGATTGACTAATAATGTCAACCATTGCAAAGACCCTTAATTTACCAGCAGCTTCTTCTTTAAAAGAAAGCTTTCCCAAAGGACCTAAACCGGACCACCCTCCTCTGATATTTGCTATATCTTTTAGATATTCAATATTAGAAAAGAGATTTAAAAAATTCAAAGAATTTGTCTTGTTAATGTAACTTATTAAATCCTTAAAAACCTTATCATTGGCTTTTAAAGATCAATAAGATTCAATAACATGACGTCAACTTTCGGGTCCTAGAGGAGATGACTTAACTATAGGTAAAACTCTAGTTGCAGTCAAATTCTCCAAAGAGAAATTAGAGAACTTTTTCAATATAACTTTACTATTAGTAGTAAGTCACATATTAAAATCATCTAATACTCTTTGAGATCCACCAAAAGGGGCCGTGATAGTAGAAAGTTTTGGGTTAAAACCTACCTTTATAACCCTATACAGGGAAAATAAAGATAGATAAAATCTAATAATTTTTAAATTATCCGAACAAATCAATCTTCTATCTCTAGTTTTAATACTAGTTGGAAGACCACATTTGGCTAATCTTGGGAAGTTGAAATCAGGTTCCAAAGCTCGGAGTGATCTAAGCTTAGTTCCAGACAATTTCTTCTGAATACATAGTTGGCAGGCCTTAAGATATTTAACTGTATATAACTCACCGTGATTTTTTTGCATCTTATACAAAAAAATACCGAAGTTATGTAACATTCTAAATCTGGGGGTCTCCTTAGTACTTAATAATGACATTGTTACAATTCTGTAACCAATAGTCTTAAGTACTAATAACAAATGTTTTTTATTTGTTAGTGAGATCATAGGTCCAGCCTTATAAATATCAGAATATAACTTTAAATTAGAGAAAAAGGCAGTTTTATTATTTATAATATTACTTGTTTTTTTCATTAATTTTAATTTATATATATTCGTCTTTAAGTCTACCGGAGGCGGCTTCCTGCATAGGGAAACCAATTCAAGGTGATATAAAGGAATACCTCATAAGAGCAAGCACCAAAAGCAAGCTTAAACTCTTATAAGGCTGATCTATATACAAAGTATATAGCTTAGTTATAAGGTGTCTCTATTCTGCGGTTCTCTAAAAAGAGGACAGAAGACCAGAGGGTACCACCCGTTTTTAGTTAAGTCAAAAACTTAAGCTCTAAAAACTATATTTCAAAACACACTTATACAGTGAATCCTCTCGAGAGAGGATCTCCCAGTTAAATGGTTTCTAGGTTAATCACCTAGGATTTCCATAGCTCTATAAA